CTATATTTTTTTTTTTTCAAGCAGAAGACGGCATACGAGATGTAGCCGTGACTGGAGTTCAGACGTGTGCTCTTCCGATGTCCTTGGGATCAAAACCTATGGCGTGTACGTGGTAACACGTATAAGTATGTGCATCCCAAGAAGCGTGTGGACAAGAAGCGTAAAGCAGAGATCAAACCATACAGTGATAAGCTACTAGAGTATGTGGCGAGTATGTACAACATCTTGCCAAGCAACGACTATGATTACTTTCATAAGATGAGTGAAGAACTTATGATGCAGTGCGGTCATTCAAATGCATACACCTTCCATAACCACGATCTTTCTGATGTTATATGTGATCCAAAGTGGCACAGGCATGTAACAAGTTTGTTTCAATATGAGATGTGGCAGAACTTACGTGACCGTCAACTGTGGAGTGAACGTGATAATATCGAAAACAAGTTAGGAGGTGATGTGGACTTGCCGACGCTACGGGCGAGGTACAACGACTTCATAAATAAACATTGCCACCTCGTATCTACAATAGAGGGGTCGGCTGAAATTATAACCAAGGAGAAAACAAAATGAAACTATACAGAGACGAGAGTGGGAATTGGAGAGGAACACAGGCAGAAGCTAAACGTGATCTGGAAGTGTGGAGAACTACAGATGTACCTACGAGTAAGGCTGAGTTACTTGAGTTCCTTAATAAACATAAGGTTTGTGCGACTAAAGAAGAACCTACTGAACCAAAAACCAAAACATCACCGATTGATGATATCAATTTGAAAGCGGCATTTGACAGTGCAGGGTTGGTAAGAGAAAGTCTCAAGAGGGTATTTTATAAACTAGAGGGAGAAACAAAATGAGCTATGAAGCAAAACGCGTGAGCGATATTAAAGGTAAAGGGTATAGAGGAGGACACTCTGATATCATGCCTGAGATACAGGAGTTTGTATTTCAACTGAGTAAAGAGATGCGTGGTCTACAGTTTGAATACAAAAATACGTACCAAGCATATGTGTACATGGAAGGTCACCCCTATTGCATGGGGTGGATTGCCTTTGGTGACTTCCGCGAAAGTGGTAAGGGAGACAGTAACTACGTTGTGTATTCTCATAAGATACAGAATATGAAGTATTCAACCTACAGTCACCAACGTCATATGGCAATGTCTATACATTTGAAAGAGGGTGTGAAGAATGCGAAGCGGTATCTTCAGAACTTTGATATGATTGACATAGCGGTTGAAACAGTACACAACGTGAAGCTACAATTTAGTTCGGCACGTGATAAGGTACGTAAGAACGCGAAGGATATTAAAGATAAATTGTTTACAAGCGAAGCTATGTATCGTGAGATGGAACACATAACCAACTCTGGGCATGTGTTCATAGACCCCGCGTTTGGGCAACAAGTCAAAGACTTCATAACGTCTCAACAGGAGCATAAGATATCCGAGGCCAAGATGTTAAATCTGTGTCTTGTCAAGGTTTATGAGAAGTTCGGTACGCAACACTTTGATGTATTGCCGATAGATAACGCTAACAAGCATTATTTACGAGACAGGTCGATGTTCAACGCAGAGGGCTTAAAGACCTACACTGACGATACGTTGCCTGGAGAGCTGGCAGGTAAGCTATCTGTTGTAAACATCTTATCACAAGATCAGTATGTTGAGGATGTAGGCTACGCGGTGGGAGATGGTATGTACTATGTCTCAATATGATATTCCCTCTGACACGTTATACCAAGTGTGGGCAGATCCTGATACAAATAATATCAGAGTACGATGTATTGGTATGAATTGTGTTGACAATGCACTAGAAGATAGCTATGACCATTGGGATGCACTACCTGAGTTTATCAAAGGCCGCGTGTCTGTGTTAATGATGGTAGAGCGTGGGAGGAAAATTAAAGGTGTTGGTATGCGAAAGACTAACTTTGTAGGTGCTGACACCTTTTATTTAGATTAACATGCTAGCCAATGGCTAGGGATTAAACATAGGGGGATGTTCGCGTCTCCCTATGTGAAACCAGTTTTTTTGGAGGTAAAAACATGGCGATGACACCAGAAGCGAAGGTAAAGAAAACTGTAGTTAAACACCTTAAAGCTATGGGAGCGTATTACTTTTACCCAGTCACAGGTGGCTACGGCGGTAGCGGCGTGCCTGATATAGTCGGATGCTACCAAGGAAAGTTCTTTGGTATTGAATGTAAAGCAGGTAAGAATAAACCTACACCATTACAGGAAAAGAACTTAAGAGATATAGACGCACAGCGTGGAATCGCTATAGTTGTTAATGAAGAGAATATGAATGACGTTGAAGTATTACTAAGCGGTGAGAGGTAATGGCGTATATGGGGGCTTTATATTTTGTGCCCTTGATATCCACCGCAACAAGAGCCGTCCTCCGAGGTTTCCTACGGTGATCTTGTCGGGTAAGGCACGATACGTTTAGTCCTCCCACGGCAATGGGAGGCACAAGGAGATGTTATGGAGTGTGAGTGGTGTCTTAGTGACACAGTAGAAAAGACAGGTGAATGGAGACGCGTAGGGCGTAGGATTAGAAGCTATTACCATTGCCACACATGCGACATGAGATGGAGTATTCAAAGCGGTATACAGAGAGGGCGGTCATTACCTGTAGCAGGATTTACAATGAACAGAGGTTATTACCCTTGGGATACAGAAACATGGGAGTTTGATATAAACGAGGAGGAGCGATGGAACTAACCCCTGCACAACAAGAGGAACTGACGTTCTTACGTAAACAAGTAGACACTTACGAACGTGAAGCGGTCAAGAATGGTACGTTGTTAGGAGATACAATGTATAGCGCGGCGAAGTCGGAGTTAAAAAAATTTGTAGAAGGGCTGAGATTAAAAGGCCACAATATTTAGGGAGAGAGAAATGAAGAAGCGGAAAGTAGAAGAACAAGTATATGAGTACTTGTTAGACAACCCACTGGCTACGGCAGATGAGATTACCAAGGCGGTTGGTTGTTCATATAGCTACGCAAAAGAAACGTTAGCTCGCGTAGGCACACCAAAAGAAGTTTTCATAAAAGAACAGTTTAAGAAAGAAGCTAACCGCAGTGTCTTACTTGCCGAAGCATCGAGCCTTACGTCTGGTGAACGTAACAAAGATTACGGTGACCCTGTGGAGAATATGACCCACATAGCAAATATATTTAATGCCATAACAGGGCACAAGATAAAACCATCAGAAGTGCCTATGTTCCATATTGCTACAAAGTTAGCACGTAAGAAAGCAAGTCCACTCAAGAGAGACCACTACGTAGACATCATGGCCTACGTTGGTATTGCTTATGAGTGTGAGGTTGAAGAAGAGTAATGGATTTAATCACACTGGACTTCGAGACCTTCTATGACAAGGAAACATCTTTACGTAAGATGACAACTGAAGCGTATGTACGTGACCCCAACTTTGAAGTGATTGGGGTTGGTATCAAAGTTAACAATCAAGAAACGGAGTGGGCAAGTGGAACACATGAACAACTCAAGAGCTACTTACACACCTTTGATTGGGCGAAGTCTATGGTACTGTTCCATAATACTATGTTCGATGGTGCTATTCTTAATTGGCATTACAATATTTATCCTCGCGTGTATACCGATACTTTGTGTATCTCCCGCGCTCTTCACGGGGTGGAAACTTCTAGTAGTCTCAAGGCGTTGGCTGAAAGGTATCAGATCGGAGTTAAAGGAGACGAGGTACTCAACACCCTTGGAAAGAAAAGGAAAGATTTCTCAGAAGAAGAACTAAGTAGGTTCGGTGACTACTGTATTAATGACGTAGACCTGACATACAAACTCTTCTCCATCATGGTCAAGGGGTTTCCAAAGAACGAACTCAAGCTGATAGACCGTACACTACGTATGTTTATTGAGCCTATCTTAGACCTCGATCTGAATCTATTAGAACAACATCTTATGGAAACACGTTCTCGTAAGGACGCTTTATTGACCAGCGCTAAAGTTGAGAAAGCTGATCTCATGTCAAACCCTAAGTTTGCTGAACTATTAGAGCAGTTAGGTGTGAAGCCCCCCATGAAGGTAAGTCCGACTACAGGTAAAGAGACCTTTGCCTTTGCTAAGTCTGACGAAGGGTTCAAGGCACTCGAAGAACATGAGAACGAGAAGGTACAACTTCTTGTAGCGGCGCGTCTCGGTAACAAAAGTACATTGGAAGAGACACGGACACAGAGGTTCATTGATATATCCAAGCGTGGCCTGTTGCCTGTACCTGTAAGATACTACGCGGCACACACTGGACGGTGGGGTGGCGACGACAAGATTAATCTGCAAAACCTACCAAGCCGTGGACGCGATGGGAAGAAACTCAAGCGTAGTATCATTGCACCAGTGGGGTGTTCTTTGATTGATTGTGATTCATCACAGATTGAAGCGAGGGTGTTGGCTTGGCTTGCCGAGCAAGATGACCTGACCCAATCATTCAACGCAGGAGAAGATGTTTACAAGAAGATGGCTTCACGCATCTACGGAGTCCCCGAAGAAGATGTTGATAAAAATCAAAGGTTTGTGGGTAAGACTACAATTCTTGGTGCAGGTTATGGTATGGGTGCGGTGAAGTTCCAAGCACAGTTACAGACGTTTGGTTTTGACATGGAACTTGATGAAGCACGGCGTGTTATTAGTATCTACAGAGAAGCGAATTGGAAGATAAACCAACTGTGGCGCGATGCTCAGAACATGCTTACTGGACTGGCACGTGGTGAGAACATTCAGTTTGGACTAGATGGTGTACTCAAGGTGGTTGACGGTGCGATACTGTTACCATCAGGACTGAAGCTAGGCTATGATGATCTACAGTTTACACAGACAGATAAGGGTGTAGAGTTTGACTACAAAACAAGGCGTGGTCGCACCAGAATATATGGCGGTAAGGTGATCGAGAACGTATGCCAAGCGATAGCGCGTTGCATTATTGGCGAACAAATGCTACAAATAGCTAAGAAATATCGTGTCGTACTGACGGTACATGACTCGATTGTATGCTGTGTAAAGGACGATGTATTGGAAGAAGCGCAAGAGTATATTGAGAAATGTATGCGTTGGACACCTCATTGGGCAGACGGCCTACCTATCAACTGCGAGAGCGGTACAGGCAAATCATACGGAGATTGTGAGTGAGTATAGCCCCGTGGTCATTTAGTAAGATTAAGGCGTTCGAGCAATGCCCCAAACAATTTTACCATATGAAGATAGCTAAAGATTACCCCGAACCACAAACAGATGCCATGCGGTATGGTACTGAAGCCCATCTTGTGGCTGAAGAATACATAAGAGATGGGAAACCAGTGCCTAGTAAGTTCTCCTACATGGAGGGCGCCCTGGAGTCACTTAACAAAAGACGTGGTAAGAAGTTAACAGAAATAAAGATGGGGTTGACCAGAGAGCTAGAGCCTTGTGGCTTTAGAGATAAGAATGTTTGGTGGCGTGGTATCGCTGACCTTGTTATTGTTGATGGTAGTAAGGCGTGGGTCGTGGACTACAAGACAGGTAAGTCTTCTGCTTACGCAGACAAAGGGCAATTAGAGCTGATGGCACTCGCTACGTTTAAGTATTTCCCAGAAATAAAACAGGTGAACGCCGCATTATTGTTTGTCAAAATAAATAATATCGTTAAAGATAAGTATACTGAAGATATGATTCCTTCTCTATGGGAGAAGTGGATGTCTAATTACAAGCGTATGGAGATAGCATACGAGAACGATATTTGGAACGCACATCCGAGCGGATTATGTAAACGCCACTGTGCAGTAATTGAATGTGTTTATAATGGGAGTAACTGATGCCATATACTAAATCACCTAGACCCTACAAGAAAGAATACAAAAAACAAAAAGAACGTGGGGAACACCCAGACAGAATGGAACGGCAACGTGCCAGACGTGCTTACGATAAAAAAGGAATAAACCGTAAAGGTAAAGACGTAAGCCATAAGAAGATGTTAAGTAAGGGGGGCAGTAACAAAGACGGCACTAGACTGGAAAGCCCTTCAAAGAACCGTGCAAGAAACGGACAGAAGAAAAAGAAAAAATAAAATATACTGGAGAGTATTTTGAAGATTATTGACAACAAAGCTTTGTTGCTTAGAGTACGTGACCCTAACAGAGTTACAGCCCTCATACCAAAGAGCCAACAATTACCAGACAATAAGGTACTAGTTAACTGGGGGCTTGCCGAAGCATCGAGCCTTAAG